AGAGACTATCACTAAAGCGGCGGGAAGCCGTTAGGCGTGACAATTCGTAGGCACAAAAAAGCCCCGGCGGGTTAGGCCGGGGTTGCGTGGATCGCGCCGGGTTAGCGCATTCGGCGGGTCAAAAGATCCATGCCGTCCCATAGTTCGATCGTGCCGGGGTTGTACCGGGTTTCGAGCGCATCGCGGAGCACGATTGCATCGTAATAGTTCGCGCAATGGTAGGTGCGGTCGATCCCATCGTTGCGCATGATGACTGTAAATTTCATATTAACACCCGTTAATAAATTGAGGGATGCCCGGCTTGCGCCGGGCGAGTTGATTACTTGGCGGTCACGGCGGCAAGCGCGGCACGCAACCCGGCGAGCGCGGTAGGCGCATCAAAGGCGGGTGCTTCGGCTTTCTCGATTTTGCTGATGCAATCCGCAATTGCCTTCGCGAGTTTGGTTTCGAGCGTTTTGCTGTTGCCTTCGTCGCCTTCGTCGCCTTCGCCTTTGACTGGCGGGAAAGCCTTTGCCAGTACGCGCTTGAAGGTAGTCTCATATGTTGCGCGCGCATCTGCCTTCGCTTCCGTGGCCGCCTGCCACCGGGCGCGCCCGGCCTCGTCTAGGGTTGCGTATTCCTTCGAGTTCTTGCGCGGGAGTTCCACGGCAATTGCTTGCGCGTGGCGCTTCGGCAAGGCGGGTGCGATCGCATCCGCGACAAATTGGGCTTTGCCTTCGATCAAAGCCTCAGCCGTGCCGTAGAAGGCGGGAACGATCGCGGCTACTTTTTGCCACTTGGTTTCGGCGCTTGCATCGCCAGCGATTGCGGATTGAACAGCCGCGCAGACGGCGGAGTACTCTGTCACTTGTTGCATGGTTTGCCTTTCAGTTGGTTAGATTCGCCAGGGGCGGACGCCACCGACACTTAGAGTAGACCATACTGTTCCAAATTCTCAAAGCATTTTTTCTGTCTTATTAACAGCCGTTAATAAATCCGGCAGGGGTACGCCACCCCCCACCCCCTAGATCGGGCCCCTTGTCGCACGACTGACTACACATATGAATATGCACAACCAATCCCACGCTTTTAAAACAGCATCACGACAAGGTACGTACTACGCCCTCCCTATAGTCACGTACACAAAGATCTTTTCACACCCCCCTACCCTCACTAAAATATAAGCCACATAGAAATATCCCATTTTGGGAAACACCCCCCGGTACCTGTTTGGGTCCCCTGTTGCACCCCCGTATATATTTCTGGTACATTGCGGGCATCGGAGTCACGGAGCGACAAAAGCCCATGCCCATCATTGCGACGCCGGAGGTCGGGATACCCCTGCCTTTCGATACCAAACCGGAAGAGATCGACGACTTCCGGGAAAAAGCGCACGCCCTATTTGAGACCATCAAAGAACTCACTGGGCATGGGTTAGAGATTGAAGTAACCGACCAAGACAAGCAGGAAGCCAGAATGGCTTTCGCTGCATCAACCCATCCAGCACCGGCTAAGACAACGCCCGGTGCCATCCTGCATCTTGAGTCCATCTTGAATGAGTGGGACCAAGAAGTCCTCGACGTGGGTCGTCGCCTGCGTAACTACGTGACCAATAAGCTCATTGCCGAGAGCACGGACCCAGATCCGAAGGTGCGCTTGAAGTCGTTGGAGTTGCTGGGCAAGGTATCCAACGTGGGCCTGTTCAGCGAGCGGGTAGATATCACCGTAACGCACCGCACCATCAACGACATCGAGTCAGATCTGAAGAAAACGCTGGAGTTGTTCACCGGGCAGGTGATTGATGTGACGCCCAAGGACACGCCCAAAGCAGTTGCAGAGATAGATCTGGACGAAGAGTTTGGGAAGATGCCTACCGATGAGTCCTGAGCTACTCGCGGCGGCTGAAGCCGCGCTGCCTAACCTACCACCGGCTGCACAGCAGAAGATCGGTGCGTTAATAGCCGAGGCACGCAGGGCAAAAACCAAGGAAGTTGTCAAAAACGACTTCATGGCGTTCGTCAAATATGTCTGGCCGGGGTTTATCCATGGCTGGCACCACGAGAAAATGGCTGAAGCCTTCCAGCAAGTGGCTGAAGGCAAGATCAAACGCCTGATCATCAATATGCCACCCCGGCATACCAAGTCCGAATTCGCTTCCTACCTGCTTCCGGCGTGGTTTTTGGGGATGTACCCGGGCAAAAAGATCATTCAGACCTCTCATACAGCTGAATTGGCGGTCGGATTCGGTCGAAAAGTGCGAAATTTGGTCGATGGAGACCGGTATAAGGACATTTTTCCCGAGGTAAGCCTGCAATCTGACTCAAAAGCGGCGGGTCGGTGGGCTACAAACTACGGCGGTGAATATTTTGCTATTGGTGTGAACGGTGCAGTGACCGGTAAGGGCGCGGACATCCTCATTATTGACGACCCGCACTCGGAACAAGAGGCCACACTGGCGGAAACCAATCCGGAAATCTACGACAAGACCTACGAGTGGTACACATCAGGCCCTCGGCAGCGTCTCCAGCCGGGCGCTGCCATTGTTGTGGTGATGACGCGGTGGTCAAAGAAGGATTTGACCGGGCAGGTGCTCAAAGCTGCGGCTCAGCGCGACGGTGAGGAGTGGCGCGTCATTGAGTTCCCGGCTATCTTGCCCTCGGGTAAACCCCTATGGCCGGGGTTCTGGTCACTTAAGGAGTTGGAAGCCCTAAAAACGGAACTTCCGGCGGCAAAGTGGCAGGCCCAGTACATGCAGGCTCCCACCTCGGACGTGTCGGCCATCATCAAGCGTGACTGGTGGCAGCTGTGGGACCAAGATACACCGCCGCAGTGTGACTTCATCATTCAGTCGTGGGATACGGCGTTCCTCAAGACCGAGCGAGCGGACTACAGCGCGTGCACGACGTGGGGTGTGTTCTACAAGGACGACGACGTGGGTAAGCCCCAGTCAAACATCATCCTGCTCAACGCGTTCAAAAAGCGCATGGAGTTCCCTGAACTGAAGGCTAGGGCTTACCAAGAGTTCAAGGAGTGGGACCCAGATTCAATCATTGTGGAAGCAAAAGCGGCGGGGTCTCCGCTCATATTTGAGCTTCGTGCGATGGGCGTGCCTGTCCAAGAGTTCACGCCGAGCAAGGGAAATGACAAAATAGCTCGTCTGAACGCGGTCGCCGACCTATTTGCAAGCGGGCGAGTATGGGTTCCTAATACACATTGGGCGGAAGAATTGGTCGAGGAAGTCGCCTCCTTCCCGTCGGGCGAACACGATGACATGGTGGACTCCATGAGTCAGGCCCTGCTGCGATACCGCAGGGGTGGCTTCATTCAACTGGACTCCGATGAACAAGATGATGAACCGCGCTGGCGGCGCAAGCGCGAATACTATTGAGGTGAAATATGTCCGTTGATAAATCTTTGTACGAAGCACCTGTTGGGTTGGAGGAACTCCAAGCGCAAGATGCGCTGGACCCGATGGTTGAGATTGAGATTGAAGATCCCGAGGGTGTCAGCATCAGCATGGGTGGGGTAGAGCTTGAGATCAAACCCATCGAAGATCAGTTCAACGCCAACCTTGCAGAAGAGATTAGCGAAGAAGAACTGCAATCGCTGGCCTCAGAGCTAATCGCGGACTTTGACGAAGATATTGGCAGTCGCAAAGATTGGATTCAAACGTATGTGGACGGCCTAGAACTCTTGGGCCTGAAGATTGAAGAGCGCACTGAGCCGTGGCAGGGCGCGTGTGGTGTGTATCACCCGCTGTTGTCTGAAGCGGTGGTGAAGTTTCAGTCCGAGACCATGATGGCCACATTCCCGGCAGCGGGGCCGGTCAAGACCAAGGTTATCGGGCGCGAGACTCCTAGCAAGAAAGAGTCGGCTGCGCGTGTCCAAGAGGACATGAACTACCAGCTAACCGAGGTGATGAAAGAGTACCGGCCTGAGCACGAGCGCATGCTCTGGGGCTTGGCTCTGGCGGGCAACGCGTTCAAGAAGGTCTACTACGACCCGCACCTTGAGCGGCAGGTCTCTCTGTTCGTGCCTGCCGAGGACATTGTGGTGCCATACGGCGCGAGCGATTTGGCCTCGGCAGAGCGTGTGACGCACGTGATGCGTAAGACCGAGAACGACATCAAGCGCTTGCAGCATGCAGGGTTCTACTGTGATGTTGATCTGGGCGCTCCCAATAACTTGCTTGACGAAGTCGAGAAGAAAATTGCGGAGAAGCTGGGCTTCAGGGCTACATCGGACGACCGCTACAAGGTGCTGGAGATGCACGTGCACCTTGACCTCAAGGGCTACGAGCACAAAGAAGATGGGGAAGCCACAGGCATCGCACTGCCTTACGTGGTCACAATCGAAAAAGGGTCGCAGAAAGTTCTGGCTATTCGCCGTAACTGGGAGCCTGACGACGAGACGTACCAGCCGCGTCAGCACTTCGTCCACTACTTCTACATCCCGGGCTTTGGCTTCTATGCATTCGGTCTGATCCACCTCATCGGGGCGTTTGCCAAGAGCGGCACGTCAATCATTCGCCAACTGGTGGACGCGGGTACGCTGTCTAACCTGCCCGGTGGCTTTAAGACTCGTGGCTTGCGTCTCAAGGGCGATGACACTCCGATTTCCCCCGGAGAGTGGCGTGACGTGGACGTGCCTAGCGGCACCATGCGCGACAACATCTTGCCCTTGCCGTACAAGGAGCCGAGCCAAGTTCTTGCTGGCCTCATGGACAAGATCGTCGAGGAAGGCCGTCGGTTCGCAAACAGCACTGACCTCCAGATCAGCGACATGTCGGCGCAGGCGCCGGTGGGTACGACGCTGGCAATCCTTGAGCGCACGCTCAAGAACATGTCGGCTATTCAAGCGCGAGTTCATTACTCGATGAAGCAAGAGCTTGGCTTGCTCAAGAACATTATCGCGGCATACACCCCCGACGAGTACAGCTACGAGCCGGATGAAGGTAGCCCTCGCGCCAAGAAGTCTGACTACGATGACGTGGACGTGATCCCGGTGAGCGATCCGAACGCCGCGACTATGGCGCAGAAGATCGTGCAGTACCAAGCAGTGATGCAGTTGGCACAGCAGTCACCCCAGATCTACAACATGCCTCTGCTGCACCGGCAGATGTTGGATGTGCTTGGGGTCAAGGATGCGGCGTCGCTGGTGCCGATGGATGGCGACCAGAAACCCACAGATCCGGTGACCGAGAATCAGAACGTGCTGATGGGCAAGCCCGTCAAAGCGTTCGCATATCAGGAGCACCAAGCGCACATCACGGTCCACATGTCTGCGATGCAGGACCCGAAGATTCAGCAGCTCTTGCAGAACAACCCGATGGCTCCGGCGCTCCAGCAGGCTATGCTGGCTCACATCAACGAGCACTTGGGTTTTGAGTATCGCCGTCAGATTGAGCAGCAGCTTGGTATGACTCTGCCGCCGCAAACGGATGAGAACGGCGAGGCTGTACCGATGGATCCGGAAGTCGAGGCGCGGTTGGCTCCGATGCTGGCGCAAGCGGCGCAGCGGCTGCTTGGTAAAAACTCGCAAGAGGTACAGGCCCAGCAAGCGCAGCAGAAAGCGCAGGACCCGTTGGTGCAGTTGCAGCAGCAAGAGTTGCAGATCAAGGCGGCTGAACAGCAGCGCAAGGCGGCTAAAGATCAGACTGACATGGCGCTCAAAGCAGCGCAGCAGCAGATCGAGCGCGACCGCATCGCAGCGCAGCAGCAGACGGACGCTAAACGGATCCAGATTGACGCTGTCAAAGCGTTCGCGGAAACGCGCAGCAACCGAGAAGACCTGATGGCAAAGCTCAGCGTGGACGTGCTCAAACACTTGTCCAACAAGAGCCATGAAGAGCAGGGCCGCGCACAAAACGAGCGGCAGAACTTGCGACAACTTCCCAAACCGACGAAAGGTGAATGATGGACAAGAACTTGGAGTACCTCTTAGAGGAGTACACGGAGCGCATGGGTAGGCTCTCCGACGCCCTTTCACGCGGGGCGTGTATCAACTTTGAGGAGTACAAGTACACATGCGGTCAGTTACGTGGTCTTGAAGCCGCATGTGCCCTAATCAAAGACCTGCAAGACCGATTGGAGAATTTGGATGAGTGATGGAATCCTGCTGGCTACAGACGCCAGCAACCCGCAGGTTGTGGGAGCCTACAAATTTGACGCAACGTCAGAAGAGCGGGCACGACAACTCCCAAAACCCAGTGGATACAAAATCCTGTGCGCCATCCCCGAGGTAGAAAGGCAATTTGAAGACAGCGAAATCGGGTTGATTAAATCCGATGAAACTGTTCGGATTGAAGAGATATTGACCACGGTGCTATTCGTTGTCGAGCTAGGTCCGGATTGCTACGTAGACAAAGCCAAGTTCCCCACCGGGCCTTGGTGTAGGAAGGGTGATTTTGTGCTGGTCCGCCCCAACAGCGGCACGCGTTTGATCATTCATGGAAGAGAATTCCGCATCATTAATGACGATACTGTCGAAGGGGTTGTAGAAGATCCCCGTGGTATCAAGCGCAAATAAAGGAGCACAAGATGCCTAAATTTGAGCAAACCGAGTTCAAGTTTCCTGACGAGCAGGAAAAAATTAAAGCCAAAGGTGAGGAATCGCCCGAGATTGAAATTGAGATTGAGGACGACACGCCGCCCGAAGATCGCAATAAAACCCCGATGCCCAAGCCTCTGGTTGAAGAACTGGAGAAAGACGAGCTTGATTCCTATGACGATGCCGTCAAGGAAAAACTCAAACAGATGCGCAAAGTCTGGCACGACGAGCGCCGGGAAAAGGAAGCCGCGTTGCGTGAGCAACAGGAAACCTTGTCCGTTGCCCAGCGGCTGATGGAGGAAAATAAGCGGATTAAAACCATCCTTACGGAGGGTGAAAAAGAATACGCTTCTACCATCAAAAGCAACGCCGAAATGGAGTTGGATAACGCCAAACGTGCGTATAAAGAAGCCTATGATGCGGGGGATTCTGACCGATTGGTTGAAGCCCAGCAGGCTATGCAAACCGCAAGTTTGCGGCTTATGCAGGCGCAAAATTTCAAATTACCCTCTTTACAAGAGGAAAAATCTGAAGTACAACTCGCTCAACCAGTCCAACAAGCGCCAAGAGTTGACCCAAT